ACAACAATATATCGATCAGGCACAATCTATAAATCTTTTCTTTAGACCAGATTCGCATATTAAATACATTCACGCCATACATTTCATGGCATGGAAAAAAGGACTTAAAACACTCTATTACTGCCGTTCAGAAAAGATTGGTAAGGCAGATAAAGTATCTAAGAAGATTGAACGACAAGTCATTAAAGAAATAGACATGACACAAATAGCGCAAGGCAATGATTGCATTGCTTGTGAGGGATAAAATGAACAAGAAAAAAGAATTAAATATAACAGAAGAAAGAAATTACTTCAAACCATTCAACTATCCATGGGCATATGATGCCTGGTTGAAACATGAACAATCACATTGGTTACACACAGAAGTACCAATGCTCGAGGATGTAAAAGATTGGAAAAAGAAATTAACAAAAAGTGAGAAAGAATTCTTAACACACATTTTCCGTTTCTTTACACAAGGTGATATCGATGTGGCTGGAGGTTATGTTCGTAACTATCTGCCATATTTCTCTCAACCAGAAGTTCGCATGATGCTAATGGGTTTTGCTGCACGTGAAGCATTACACATTGCTGCATATTCACACCTCATTGAAACTCTTGGTTTACCAGAAACAACCTACAATGAATTTCTAGAATATGGAGCCATGAAAGAGAAACATGACTATGTTCTCGATATATCGGCAAACAACTCCACAAAAGAAAACACCGCAACACACATTGCTGTATTCTCCGCATTTACAGAAGGTATGCAATTGTTTTCTTCATTCATCATGTTATTGAATTTTCCAAGACAAGGTAAGATGAAAGGTATGGGCCAGATTGTTACTTGGTCTATTGTAGATGAAACACAACATTGTGAATCTATGATTAAGTTATTCAGAACTTATGTTGAAGAAAATCGTGAAATATGGACAGATGAATTAAAATCGAAGATATATACGATTGCAGAAAGAATGGTTGAACTTGAAGATAAATTTATTGACCTTGCTTTCGGCATAAACACAATGGAAGGTCTATCAGCCGAAGATGTTAAAAAATACATTCGATATATTGCTGATCGTAGATTAATATCATTGGGCCTAAAAGGCGTATATAAAGTAAAGAAAAATCCTCTACCTTGGGTTGAGGAAATGATTAATGCACCAACACACACCAACTTCTTTGAGAATCGTGCTACAGACTATGCAAAAGGAGCTTTATCAGGAGACTGGAGTGATGTTTGGGCACATTAGGAGTATCAAATGCAAAAATATGTTTCTGGAGATTGTGCAAACTGTGAATCAACATATAACGTAGAATATATGGAAACCATGGTGTCACAAGAATTGCCTGAGCATTGTCCGTTTTGTGGTGAAGTCATTGAAGAATTATCGGAGTCCTATATAGAGGATGAAGATGATTTTGATGATGACGAAAAATGGGATCGATGCTAAATTGGCAGTACAACAATAAAGATTTTACGGAAGACTTGATTGGTGATAATTACGGGTTCGTGTATCAGATAACTAATCTGACGAATAACAAGAAATACATAGGCAAGAAATTTTTTTATTCTGCCAAAACCAAACAGGTCAAAGGTAAAAAAAAGAAGTTCAAAGTCCAAAGCGATTGGCAAACTTACTATGGAAGTAGTGACATTCTAAAGAAAGATGTGTTAGAATTGGGTCATGAAAATTTTAGTCGAGAAATTATACATCTTTGCCGTTCTAAAGGTGAATGTGGATATCTTGAAGCTAAAGAACAATTTATTCGTGGTGTAATGGAAAGTGATGATTACTACAACACATGGATAATGGTAAGAGTAAGAAAATCACATATAAAGGACTATAATGCTAGACTTCCTCACGTATCTTAAAGATGAAAATTATGATGCTTATTTCTTTTTGCCAGGCGAAAAGGAAAATCAAATTCATGTAGAGGCATCACTCTATAAGAATCCAGGTGAAGGTTTGGGTTCCAGCGCATTGGGACACAATTATCATGTCGTGCTATTCAGAGAAGATGAGGATCGTAATGTGGTCGATTTGGATCAGTTTGAGGGTGTTTTAACCTGTCCTCTAGAATACATTTCTGGACTGCTACCATCTGACTGGTATGGTATTATTGCCAGAAAGACTACCACTTCCACCGATTTTCTGGATAGACTGGTTGCCAAACTACAGGAATAGTGTTACACTAGAAATTCTTGGAAACTATTGAAAGTTTATTATGATTCTCGTTGATTTAAATCAGGTGCTTTTGGCTGGCCTGATGGCACAGATTAATAGCCAAAAAGGTGTCAAGCTAGAAGAAAATCTTGTTCGACACATGGTATTAAATATCATTAGGACTCATGTTAAGAATTTTCGAGCAGAATATGGCGAAGTTGTACTATGTTGTGATAATCGAAAATACTGGCGCAAAGAGTTTTTCCCATTCTACAAAGCAGGAAGAAAGAAAAATCGTGAAAAGTCAGATTTAGACTGGCACATGATTTTTGACATTCTTGCAAAACTCAAACAAGAACTCAAAGAACATTTTCCTTATAAAGTAATTGATGTTGATGGTGCAGAGGCAGATGATATCATCGGTACTCTAGTTCCTCGTCATATCATGCATGAAAACATCTTGATACTTTCGAGCGATGGTGATTTTCTGCAATTACAGCAATATAACGGAAAAACAAAATTCAAAATTAAGCAATACAATCCATCTTTAAAGAAATATGTAACTTCCGATGATCCTCTGCTTGACCTAAAAGAAAAAATCATTCGTGGTGATAAAGGCGATGGAATTCCAAATGTGTTTTCTCCATCGGACTGTTTTGTTCGTGAATTACGACAAAAACCCATCACTAAAGGTATTATCGATAAATTACTGAATGAAGAATGGAACAATTGGCAAGACGATGTTGCAAAAACTGGATTTTCTCGTAATCAAACTCTAATTGATCTAAAAATGATACCTTCTGAGATAAAAGAAAATATCATAAATACTTTTGATCAAATTAAACCTGCATCCAAAAACAATCTATTAAATTACTTCATGGAACACAGGTTAAAAAACTTAATGGAAGTAATCGAGGAATTTTAATGAAAAACATTTATGAAATTTTTGATTCTTTTGAAGAAGCTAAATCTAAAGAAGAAAAAATGAAAGTGATTGGTGCAAATTTGTCACCAACATTGGTTGCCATCTTGGAAATGACATTTCACCCAAAATATGAGTGGCACTACAAAGAGATGCCACACGATTTCAAACCTTTGCAAACCGTTCCTGGTGTTTCCTATGCAAAACTACATACACATTTGAGAAAAATGTATCTTTTTCAAAAAGGACATCCAGAATCGGATAAATTAACGGACCAAAGAAGAAAACAGTTATTACTGCAATTTCTAGAAGCATTAGAACCTAGAGAGGCTGAAATCATAATTGGAATTTTTAAAAAAGACCAAGGTGTTAAAGGTCTAACATATAAATTTGTTAAGGATGCTTTTACTGACTTATTGCCAGAATGTACAACAGAGAAAAAATAATAATAACAACGGGTATGTTCGACCCGCTCTCAAAAGAAGAAATAACATTCCTTAGAAAGTGTAGAAATAAGGGAGATTGGCTTATTGTTGGTATTCATTCTGATTCATATGTAATTTACGAATCTGGTGGCATTATGCAAAACTATACCACTCGTAGAGAAATCATAGAATCATTAAGGTGTGTAAATGAAGTGTTTACCTTTGATGATACAGATGGTACTGTATGTCAATTATTAAAATTAGTAAAGATTTGTTATCCTAATGCAGAATATACTTTTGTTTCGCAAGAGGATATGCATAATATGCCAGAATCCAAGATAAGAGGCATAACTTTTGAAACCATGAAAATAGGAGATTTATAATTGGGTAAGTTTGTTGGAAAGTTTCGTAAGAACAAAGACTATAATGACGATTACACATATACGAAACAAAGAAAGCACCGAAACGAACATTCGGAAATTAAAAAAATAAAGAGTCGTGACTTTGAAGAAATTCTTGAAGATTACGAAGATGAAAGTTTACCACAAAAAAACAAGGGTTTTCATAATTACTCATTATAAGTACCGGTGTGCCTTTTTAAGAAAGGATTTATATTATGAGCTTATGGCAAGACTTTATAACACATAAGGGCCGACAAGCATCAAAGTGGTCACACTACTTCAATGCTTACGAAAGACATTTTGCTTCATGGAAAGATAAAAGCATTACTTTCCTCGAAATTGGTACGGCACAAGGAGGTTCTCTACAAATGTGGAGAGGATTCTTTGGACCAAAATCAAAAATCATTAGTATTGACATTATGCCACAATGTCGAGATCTGGAACTACCAGGTACTTTTGTTAGAATCGGAGATCAATCAGATCCGGCATTTCTACAAAGTTTAATTGATGAGTTTGGAATTCCTGATATCATTCTGGATGACGGATCACATCAACAACACCATATCAAGGCAACATTCAATTTTTTCTATCCTAAAATGCACAAAAATGCAGTTTACATGGTAGAAGATTTACATACATCATACTGGCCTGAATATAATGGCGATTTAAAAAAACCTGACACCTTTATGGAATTTACCAAAGAATGTCTAGACAAATTAAACGCTCGCCACACAAGAGGTAAGTTGGCCGAAGATTATATCTCAAAAGAAACAGTTTCCATTTCGGTATATGATAGTATCGTATGTTTCGAAAAGGGTGATGTCTGGTGGGTTGAACCTCTAAACACCATGTTGTTAAAATACAACACAGCCCCTTGACATTTCCATAGGTTTGTTATAGAATGTATTATTCCTTGATAGGAGTAACATACATGATGATCTATACACGACCAGCGAAATCAAAAAAACGGAAAGTTCCCAAATCTGTTCAACAACAGAATCAACAATGGTTACAATCACTACAATCATTATTGCCAAAACAAAATAAAACTGTTTCCACAAAGTTTGTCAATAAGTGCTTCACTTGGCAGAAAAAATGAAGTTTTATGATGAACGATGAACAAAAAGAGCTTGAATTTTATGCTGAATGGTCAGAAATTGAGCCTTATCTAGAAAAAATGACGGAAACTGAGTTGCAAAAACTGCTTGTTTTCATAAATTTGACAGGAAAAGCAAAAATTCAAGGAAAATTGCTGCAAAATTCAAATTTTTATCATTAAGAAAGTGAAAAATGTTATCACAACAAGAAGAAACTGAAATTTATCGAGGTGTTGATGAGATTTTGTTCAATCTTCAACACTTAGATGTTCAAGATGTTGCTTATTTTTTAGTAAAGTACGATCAAGACCTAGCCGAGCGTTTAGCAACAGCGCTCGAATTTAATATTTTCGACAAGGACTCAAAAAATAATGCAACAAATTCTTAAAAATTCAATAATTATGGAAAGAACATATTGTGAACTTGCGCCTGATCAAAAGGAAACTTGGTTTTTGCTCGATCAAGCAGTTCGTAAAATGGTCGTAATTTCTCAACTTGAATCGGACCTAGATAATTACAGAAAATTGAAAGAACAATACCAATAAAGTGTTGTATTTTTACAACAAACCATCAAATAAATGTTGACGGTACTTAAATTCTATGAGATAATGTTTACATTAACTCGGAGATTACATGGAAATCATTCAATCTAAATCTATTCTAGCCAAATTGATGGCTACTGAAAACTTAACCATCGAACACCGTAAAGTTTCTACTGCTTCGTTTGATGTTAAGAACCGTATTCTTACAGTTCCTATTTTAGATAAAAACATTTCACCACAACTTTATGACCTTTTTATGGGACATGAAGTCGGCCATGCTTTGTATACTCCACTTGATGGTTTACAAAAAGCAATTGATATGGGTGTTTCCCGTTCAATCTGTAATGTGATTGAAGATCATCGTATTGAGCGCAAAGTTAAATACAAATATCCAGGTATTCGTAAATCATTTGTTGGCGGTTACAAAGAATTAGTTGAAAAGAATTTCTTTGGAACAAATGGCATGGATCTCAACGATTTGAATTTTATCGATAGGTTCAATCTTTTCAGTAAAATTGGTCCTGCACAAGGTATCAAGTTCAATGAACAAGAAAAAAAACTTGTTGATGAAATTGACGCCGTTGAAACATATGATGATGTCATTAAAGTTGCCATTAAAGTAAAAGAATATCTCAAAGAAGAAAAAGAAGAAAAACAAAAAAATAATCCTAACATTGAAGATTTTGATGAAGAAGAAGATCAAGAATTAGAGGGTTATGATTATTCGGATGACTTTGATGATGACTATGAAAACTACGGTGATGACGATTCTGATGACTTTGAAGAAACAGAAGAAGATGACGATTCTGGTCAACCTGCCGCACCTAAAGGTGCCGAGAAATCTGATGTTGATGATGATGGTCCAAAACTACCAGAAGCACGACCTGAAGAAAACGGTTTAGAATCAATTACAGATAAAATTTTCGAAAAATCACAATCTCAACTTTTTGAAAGTGATAACCGCCATTATTATTATGGTGATATTCCCAAAATTGATTTGAATGAAGCAATCATGCCATACAAAGAAGTGTGGTCAGAATACAGATCAGCATTTGAAGAATGGAAAAAACAATACGGTGAAGCTTATGTTCGTATGAGAAATATCAATATTGCTAACACCAAAGAATTTGTTAAAGTTCGTGAAGATGCCAAAAAAGTTGTAAGCTATCTTGCCAAAGAATTTGAAATGCGTAAAAATGCAGATCAGTTAAAGCGAGCAAGTATTGCAAAAACTGGTGAATTGAATATGAATAAAATCTATGCATATAAATTTACCGAAGATATCTTCAAGAAGATGACCATTATACCTGATGGAAAATCTCACGGTCTTGTAATGTTCCTCGATTGGTCTGGCAGTATGAACAAGCATTTGTTGAACACAGTTAAGCAATTAATTAACCTTGTTATGTTTTGCAAGAAAGTTAATATTCCTTATGAGGTATATGCTTTCAGTTCACAAGGTGGCTATGTAGAGCCAGATGCATCAATGGTAGGTAAAATTCTTTTGTCAAAATTTAAATTATTAAACTTTTTGTCAAGCAAAATGTCTGCATCAGAATTCTCATATGGTTGTTCTGCATTGTTATCGTTCTCTATGGGTAAAAGAGAATTTAGTCCCAAATTTATTTCATTGGGTGGAACACCAATTAATGAAGCAATTATCTCTGCAATGGAAATTGTACCTAAGTTTCAAAAAGATTATAAATTGCAGGTTGTTAATACGGTGTTTCTAACTGATGGTGATGGTCATAAATGTGATAGTGTGTGGACTAAATCAAATTCAGGTTCCATTGTAGAGGGTTACAATGATGAAACTCTTGATGCTGGTTCTTCTTGGCAAACCGAGAAAATTCTCGTAATCAGAGATCCATTAACAAAAAATCAAGAAACATTTAACAGAAGATTTGGTACAAATAGACAATTGACAGCATCATACATAAAGCTTTTAAAATCTAGAACAAATTGCAATGTTGTTGGTTTCTTCATTTTATCTGGTAGAGACTTCAACAATGAAATTAGATCAATACTACCAGATTTGGTTGAAGTTGCAAGTTTAAAAGCAAAATTCAGAAGCGAGAAATATTCAATCATTACTTCTTCTGGTTATGATGAGTATTATCTACTCCGTGCAGAAGGCCTAGATATGGATGAAGATGTTGAATTTGAAGTTAAGCAAAATGCATCAACAAGATCATTGACATCGGCGTTCAAGAAATATGCAGGTAATCGTTTATCAAATCGTGTTGTACTAAATCGTTTCGTAGGATTAATCGCATGATGACAAAAGAAAGAGAACTAATAACTTATGTTGATGTCAACGGTTCTCGTTCTGCTACAATCATTATAGAAGAATCCTACATATTGTCTTATAGAGTTGAATTGTGTTCCAACGAAAAACTTATTGGAACACTTTTCTTTAAAAACGAAGATAAGGCTACCGAAATGGCTAAGGCCTTTGCTTTTTGGGAGAGGTGATATGCAAGATGAAAGAATGGCAAACATCACAATTAATGGTGGTGCTTATTATGTTGAAATGCGTATTAATGGAAAAATTATTGAAAAGAGAAAGGTGTTGAGTTCATTTGAAGCCACAGATTTGGCAGAAGAATTTATTAATGCTAGAGGTGAGTTTTTAGGTGGGCCACAATTACTAAATGAACAAAGTTGAAAAAGAGATAATGTTAATTGCACAGGAAGAATGTGCAGAAGTAACACAAGCAATCAGTAAAGTGTTTAGATTTGGATTTGATTCTGAACACAATGGTGTATCAAACCAACAAAGACTTACTGAAGAAGTTGGTGACTTGTTGGCTATGATTAATCTAATGTTTGATCATGGCATTATTGACAAGTCTGCCGCTGAACTGGCCGCAGGTCAGAAAAAAATCAAACTAAGTAAATGGTCAGATATATTTTCTTCAAATGAATCCTGAAGAACTTCTGAAATTATTAAAACACATAATTGTATGGATACCCGAATCTAATCCGATAAGGCGAGAGATTCAAGGTATCATTGAACAATTGAGAAACAACTTGAGACAAAGACAATGAAAGTATTAGTTACCGGATCTGAAGGTTATATTGGAAAACATCTAGTGCAGATGTTGAATCAAAATAAAATTTATGATGTTCACACAATAGATTTGTTGGATTTTAATTCACTAAATCATGTTCAAGTGGATGTCACAAATCAAAATCATATTAAACGATTAGATGAATCATATGATGCCATTGTACACCTGGCTGCCTTGGTGCGTGTTGGTGAATCCGTAAAAAATCCATCAAAATATTATAATACAAATGTAAATGGCACTTATAATATTTTGAAGAATATTGTATGTGGCAACTTTATTTTTGCATCTACTGGAGCAGCAAGTGAACCGAATTCACCTTATGGATTTTCTAAGAGAGTTGCCGAAGATATTGTTGGTGAATTGGCCGATAGTTATAATATATTCCGTTTTTATAACGTTATTGGTAGTGACGGTTTTCCTCCAACCAATCCAGACGGGTTGATGTCCAAGTTAATTGATGCAACAAAGACAGGTGAGTTCCGTATCTATGGTCGTGATTACAATACAACCGATGGCACCTGTATGCGTGAGTATGTCCATGTCAATGATATATGTTCTGCAATCATTAGATCGTTAGATAGACCGACCAATAAGATACATAACCTGGCTTATGGTGATGCAAAGTCAGTTTCAGAAATTGTAGATATCTTTAAAGAAGTAAACGATGTAAAATTTAAAATCATCTTTGACCGCAGGAGAGAAGGTGATCTAGAAGCGTGTTATCTCAGAAACGCTTCCGGGTTTATGAAAAGAAGTTATACATATGAACAAATGATGAAAGTATAAGATGACTTGGTTTATTATTGGGTTTACAATCTTCTTGTCAATAAATCTATTGATAACCGTTTGTCTAAGAAAATGGGGGATACACTCAGAATGTTAACTGCATTTCTTTTTGTAATTGCTTGTTGTTTGTTATACTATCTGGTGTGGTGTATACAATGCGTTTATACTAGCAGGCACAGTCTTTATGATTCAAGTATTTGATTGGTCTGCTTGGTGGTTGTTGGTCTCATTTTTCTGTTTGGCCTCACTAGAGAAATACCAAAAAGAAACTGTGATTGAAAATGTAAACCAAAAGAGTGAAAAGACAGAACCTCCTCTCACACAAAAAGATTATGAAGAACCTCTTGATCCTGAAAACACAACAACGATGATAGTTCAAAAAAGAAGAACCAAAGATGAATGAGGAAACACAATCAGAGATCCTCAAACAGTTATTGGTTAAACATAACATTGATGTAACCAAAGCCACATTACACATTTCAAATACTAGATTATTGGATTTTATTGATGACCTCCTCAGAAGAACAAGAGAAGAAACCGAATAACTACAAATTCGACCACTACTTTATGATGACGGTGACACTCAAATCTAATTTCTCATTTGACATTCCGGTTAGGGGTGCTCACATGAAATCAGAGATTAAATTTCAAGAATCTTTTGGTAACAAAATAGACATTCGAGAAATTACCGAAAAAGAATATTCGAAAAAACTTCTTGGTGTTTAAATGAATAAACTACTTGCAATGCTCTTATTACTTACTTTAATTGGATGTGCTCCATTTCTGTATTTGGCACATAAGAATTGTAAACAGGAAGATCCATGTAAAGGTCCGAAAGTGAAGGTGTTAGAATGGTAAAGAAAAAAGTACAATCTCATTGGCAGTATCAATACAATCTGGAAGAAAACAAAAAGGTATTAATAGGTCGATGTAACTTTCTATTGTCTGCACTTGTTGGTCCAGAACAGGTAGAGAAATGGTGGGACTCCAGAAATATGGCATTTGATGAAAAAACACCAAGAGAAATATTTGACAAAGATCCCCAAGAAGTGTATAATTATCTGATGAGATTCGCCGATGGCGGTGGATGGTAGATTGACAAAAGGACAATGTTAGAAAATGCGTATTGAAGAAGATATTAAACTAGATTTCCGTGATGTATTGATTCGTCCTAAACGGTCTACATTAAGTAGCCGCAAAGAGGTTGATCTAGAAAGACATTATGATTTCAAACATTCAGGTCTATCATGGTCTGGTGTACCAATTATGGCCTCAAATATGGATGGCGTAGGTACATTTGAAATGGCAAAGGCTCTTAGTGCGTTACGCTTGTTTACAGTATTAAAGAAAGGTTATACTGTAGCAGAGCATCGAGCAGGTTCCGAGAATATCATGTACAATGATACCTTTGCTGTATCTACAGGCACCAGCGACATGGAGTTTGCCAAACTTGGTATTATCCTACAAAACAATCCAGATATTTCTTTTATTTGTATTGATATTGCCAATGGTTATAGTGAACACTTTGGTGATTTCGTTGAAAAGGTCCGCAAAGAGTTTACAAATAAAACAATTATTGCTGGTAATGTAGTGACCGCCGATATGACACAAGAATTGGTATTGCGTGGTGCCGATATTGTCAAAGTAGGCATTGGGCCAGGTTCTGTGTGTACTACTCGAATACAAACAGGCGTAGGTTATCCTCAGTTATCGGCCATTATTGAATGTGCTGATGCTGCACATGGTCTTGGTGCTCATATAATCGCAGATGGCGGTTGTACCTGTCCTGGTGATGTAGCCAAAGCATTTGGTGCTGGTGCTGACTTTGTAATGCTTGGTGGTATGTTGGCAGGCCATGATGAAGGCGGTGGTGAAATCAAAGATAACAAAGTCACATTCTATGGCATGAGTTCTGATACTGCAATGGAAAAACATCATGGTGGTGTAGCAGAGTATAGATCATCCGAAGGTCGCACCGTAGAAATACCATATCGTGGTGCCGTGAAGCATACAATACAAGATTTGCTTGGTGGTCTACGCTCGACCTGTACCTATGTTGGTGCCTCCTGTCTCAAACAGTTACCAAAATGTACAACTTTCATCCGTGTCAATCGCCAAATCAATGACGTATTTTTAAAGTGAAAAGGTATCAATCTTGATGTTGTACAAAAACAACACATACACTTGACAACCGAACACCATCGTGATATACTAGTACCTTGAAAATCGAAACTTATATATTATGAACCCACAGAATACCTCTCTCGTTTTTCAGCGCCCTTCCGGCCGCTGGACGCTTTATTAGAATACCAGATGAAAACCCATAAACCTAAAACAATCGCAGAGGTCTCTCCTAAGAAACTCAGAGAAAGGTGCGACTTTATGCTGACCTATCTTTTAGGTCCAGAAAATATAGAGAAATGGTGGAGTTCACCGAATATGGCCTTTGATGGTAAAACCGCAAAGGAGTATTTCGAAACCGATCCATACGAAGTCTACTATTATCTGCTACGATTTACCGAAACAGGAGGAAGTTAAATGAAGGACACAAAAAAGGTACATATGATTGATCCACCGGGTGGATGGAAATATGGATTTCCTAAAGTTGTTCCAAAGACATTTGAGAATTGGGAAGAACAGAAAGCATGGCTCATCTCAGAAGGTTATCCAGAAAAAGAGATCTATGGCACAGAGATTGATGGCACCGTGAGGATTGAACGGCATCGTGGCACAATCGATTCACTGTCACTGGATAGTTTCGTGTTTGATCGCATGATGGGATCAACACCGTTCTTTCGACCAAAGGAAATAGTATGAAAAGAATGGAAATACTTGAGGAAGTATATGGTCCAACCGAGTGGTCAGAATCAGCCCTGATCAATCTCCTGCGTGTGATGGAACTCACCAGGGAAGATGAGCGGATCCAGCAGATGAAAAACATGGAAGATCATCATGACATGTTGATTGACAATATCCTACATCTATTACATACCCAACAACAAGCCACCGGAGATCGTCACAACTATTGGATGGTGGCAGCCAATCTGATCCGAGCCGAGTTTGGGAGAGAAAAATGAACGAACGAATTAAAGAGTTAGCGTCTCAATGTTGGGATTTGAGACTTGATGGTCGACATTTTGATCAAGAGCAGTTTGCCGAGTTGATTGTGCGTGAGTGTGCTGGTGTTGGTTATGATGCAGCCGCAGCCAAAGTAAATGTAAGCAACAGAATTTTGGAACATTTTGGAGTTGAAGAATGAATGTTTTCTTTGTGACTTATCAAGAAAAAGATTTTGCTGGTCATGTTGGCGGTTCTGTATGGGACGGTGTCTACGATTCAAGAGAAAAAGCACAGGCTCGTGTAGATGAGTTGAGTAAAGATAAAACTGTTGAGTACGCTGACTACGAACAATTTGAGGTGAAATAAATGAGCATTTCAGCAATGAAGCAAGCATTGGAGGCTTTGGAAAAACTCTGGGACATCATTGATGACATTGATACCTATGGCGACATGGCGAAAAGTGACGACAAGTTGTATCGGTCATTGGTT